CGCGGCCATCAAGTGCGACTTACCTAGGCCACGCTCACCGATCACCACCACCGGGCGCCCCTGATTCGGGCCAACGGCCTCGATGCCCTTCAGCAGGTCGTGCGTTGGGTATGTGATCTCCAGGAACTCCTTCGCAGCGATCTGGGTCGCGCCGGTGTTCGTGTCGTTGGAGAGCTCAATAGCTGTCCCTTTGAGACGTTTGCCGCGAAACTCTTCGCGCAGAGCCAGTCCTAGCATTATTCTTGTCCTCCATCAGTGGCGCGCTTTCCGTTGGCGCCTTCCTGTTCACGCCCAGCCTCGATGCCCTCCATCGACTGCTGCTTGATCCAGATATCGATATCTGCCCTCGAAAACCTCCAACTGCCACCGACCTTGAACGCGGGCATCTTTTTGGCCGCAGCTAGACGATAGATCGTTCGCTCGGTGACCTTCAGGTAGTCGGCCACTTCCCCGACCGTCATGATTCCGCTGGTGTCTGGGCTCGATGCCATGGGCGTTGCCGCGTTGGTGTAAATGGCGACAGGATAGTGCAAATCTTTCAACCCTCAAATGAAAGATTGAAATATTGTCGGTCGCCACAGGCTCACCGAGTGAGCCTGCACCGTTCTGGGGCGGATGGAGGGTGCCGGCACTGGGGTGGCCGGCGGAGAGACCGCCCGCCTACGGGCGTTGGGCCAGGAAATGGCGCTCTTGGGCAGCCCAGTCCAGCGGGAAGGGCTCCATCAGGTCCTTCATCGTCAGGTGGGCTGGGTGCCGGCCGTCCAGGATGGACTCGACGATGGTCGGTGAGAGGTAGGCCAGCCGCATCAGCCGGCTGATGTAGGACGGGTTGATCTTCTCGGCGGCCGCCATGTCCTCGATCGTGGCGTAAGTGCCGTCGTAGAGCAGTCGCTGCCACCGGAACCCGCGGGCAAGGACCTTGACCATGGTGTTGTCGACGGTCGCCTCACGCCGGGCGACTGCCCGAGACCCGTCCGGAAGGACCATGACCGTCTTGCCGCCCCGGATGCGAAAGCTCATCGGGATCTCGGTCGTCGGGATGGGTGCGACGGATGCGGTCATGCTGCCTCCAAGGCGACCGTGTCGCGCAGCAACCTGGGCATGCCGTCGGCCTTCCACGCGATGCTGATCCCGTCTCTGCGCACCGTGATCCGGTCGATCAGGGTGTGGGCGATGCGAGCTTGTTCGCCAGGGAACAACTGGTCCCAGACCTCGTCGATCGCCTGCAGGGCAGCAATCGCCTCGGGTTCGCTGATCCTTGGCCGCAGCGCCGTGACCTCGTGGACCGCCTGGGCCAGGACCTCCGGCGAGCGCAAGACCTGCCGCAGCTGCTCGACGACCACGGTCTCGATCTCGCCCGCCGGCATCCGGCGCACCTCGCAGGCATCCTTGCCAATCTTGATGGCGTCGGTGTTGATGTAGTACCGGTAGTGCTTCTGGCCCTTGGCCGTCCAGCCGGGCGTAAATGCGCGCCCTCCATCAGAGAACAGCAGGCCGCGCAGCAACGTCGGCGCCTTCGTCTCGCGAGGCCCCGAGGAGCCCTTGGCGCTCGCGGTGCCAGTCTGCAGCAGCGTCTGTACGGTATCCCAGAGTGACTGGTCGATGATTGCGTCGTGTTGGCCAGAGAAATGCTGGCCCTTGTAGGCGGCGATGCCGATGTAGACCGGGTTCTTGAAGATCTTGTAGACGTAGCCCTTGTCGATCAGCTTGCCCTTGCGCTCGACGCCCTTGGCCGTGGTCCATGACTTTGACGTCACCCCGCGCGCCCGCAGGTCGCGGATCAGTGTCGCCATCGACGGCACTGAAGCAAAGCGCGTGAACATCTCGCGAACGATCCCCGCTTCCGCAGGGTTGGGTACCAGCTTGCGCTCAACCACGTCGTAGCCCAGCGGAGGCAAGCCACCCATCCAGATGCCGCGCTGGCGCGAGGCTGCGATCTTGTCGCGCACGCGCTCGCCGGCCAGTTCGCGCTCGAACTGCGCGAACGACAGCAGGATGTTCAGCGTCAGCCTGCCCATCGAGGTGGTCGTGTTGAACGCCTGCGTGACCGACACAAAGGTCACCTTGTGCTCGTCGAAGATCTCGACCAGCTTGGCGAAGTCCGCCAGGGATCGCGACAAGCGGTCGATCTTGTAGACGACGATGATGTCGACCAGTCCGGCCCGCACGTCATCCAGCAGGCGCTTCAGCCCGGGCCGGTCCATGTTCCCGCCGGAATACCCGCCGTCGTCGTAGCGGTCGCGCGTCATCAACCAGCCCTCGGACTTCTGGCTGGCGATGTAGTTCTCGCAGGCGTCGCGCTGGGCGTCGAGCGAGTTGAAGTTCTGGTCCAGCCCTTCCTCGGTGGACTTGCGCGTGTAGATTGCGCAGCTCAGGCGTCGTGGCGCGGTCATCCTGCCCCTCGCGCCGAGACGAATCCGAAGAACGTCCAGCCGTTACGGTTAGTGCCGGTAATCGTCCGGGCGATGCTGGACAGCGACCGGTAGCGCCGGCCCTGGTACTCGAAGTGGTCGATGCCGACGATGACCTCGTGGGGGACGCCCTGCCAGTCGCGGATCAGGCGGGTGCCGGCGATCGGGCGGTTGTCGACCCGGCGCCGGCGCACCTCGTCTTTGCCCCCGTCGAGTTGCTCGCCCAGCTTCTCCAGCCGCTTGATCGTCTCGCGCTTGAGGCCGCCGTAGGCCAGCTCCTGTACGCGGTACGCAAGGCGCGTCTCCAGGAAGCGGCGGTTAAAGGGCGGCGGCTCCTGCTGGAACAGGTCCCGCCACATCTGCTTCAGTTCGGCAGCGTCGGCGGTTCGGAGCGCGGCCACACGGGCCACGATGGTGTCAGTCACGGGGGTTCTCCTTGGTAGTCGGGACACCCGTACTAACGCGCTGTTCGGTCAGGCTATCAAGGCGTTTCTGGCCCTCGATCAGGCGGATTACGCCCATGGCCAGGATCGAGCCGACGACCTTGGTCGGGCTGATGGCGTTGCGGCGGGGAGGCTTGCGCGGGTCGGTCATGCAGGTTCATACCGACCGACACCACCGTTCTTCTCACGCCCCAACCCCTGCCGGCCGTGACGACGTGATCGTGATTCGCGAAAATAGGGCCTAAGTCGGTACTCCGCCCCAGTGACCAGGGCGGCACCAGTAATAGAACGCGAAATCTAATCCGGGAGCAGATATGGGGTACTGGAGGCAGTTTGAACATTTCGATCCCTTGAAGGGACAGTTCCCGAATTGGCCTTTCCCGCAAGGGATGTCGATTGTTTATCGCGCGCGTTCGATTCTTCATGGTCGGACCGCAGAGCAAATCCGTGAAATAGCCAGCGACGCAGACAGAATCATCGAGCACTACTTCGACCACGAGAAAGAGAGCGTTCTTGACGCAATCAAGGCTGATGGACGTTACGACTTGCTGGAAGGCGACGAAGACCGCATCACCGGTTTCAAGGACGAGGCCGCGGATCATTACGATGTCCGGACGTCGGAAAATACCTCCGACCTCGATGCATTGCAGGAGGCCATGGATTCGTTTTTCGATCCGACCTGCGTTGAGGTCGAGAATCCGCGTGAGTATGAGTACTTTGCCGTCTTGGCCTTGTGGTTGATTGGCGAGTGCGTCGATGATCTGGAAAACAAGTTCGACTTCACGAAGATGGAGCGCGTGAAGCGCACAGATAGGCAAATTGATGCGCACGACACGGCCCGAATGGCCCGACACCTGCTCGATGCAATGGAAGCCGTCTGCTACGCCGAGCGCCTCCGGGATGTCGAACGGACCCAGAACAAGTACGAAGCCCAAATCGAGAAGATCCGATCGAAACATGTGGCTCTCTCAGACGAGGAAGCCACCCGCGTCCGGGCCGAGGTGCTGCGTGAGGTCGCCGAGGAAGCGCGGGCGCGCCGAGTGGAGCAGTCCAAGGAGAACAATCGCATTCGGCACCAGGGCAACCATGACGTGAGGAAGCTGGTCCTGGAGATGTGGGAGCAGAGCCCAACCCAGTTCCCGAGCGCCGAGAAGGCCGGCGCCCACTACGTCGAAGTGCTATCGCAGCGGGGTATCGATCGCGAGCACCGGACTGTCGTCGGCTGGATCCGGGCCCGCGCCAAGGAGCTGGGCATCCGCTTCCGCTGAAGCGCGTACACCCTCCGCAGGAGACTGCACATTTTCCGGGCTGAAGCCTGACTGCACAGTCTCCGCTGACGGCTGCACCAGCAGCGTCGGCGAGTGCTCGGCGTGCGCCGCACGCTCGTTTTTTTCATTCCTTCCGATCCCGATGATGACCCCATTGCAACTGCACATGGAGTCGAAATCGTGGAAAAAGAAGAAGGAACCCGCCGCACCGACGCGGCAAAGCCGGCCGGCATCGCCGATGGCGCACAGCCCTGTACGTCGCGACAAGTGGCTGTGGGTGCCGCTAACGACCCGTACTTCGACGCGGCCATCAACGCCGCCAAGACCCGCGCGTACCGGGCCGCCGTTTCAGCGCGCCTGACCCCAGCCGACCGGGAAGATCTCTATCAGGAAATTCTGCTGGACCTGCTGGAGCGGGCCGCGCAGTACGACCCGTCCCGGGGTAGCCCGGGGACGTTCACCGGCATGGTGTCCGAACACCGCACGGCCGACTTCCTGACTGCGCTGAAGAAAGATCGTGGGCGCATGAGCGTCTTCTCCGATCACGGCGCAGCCAACGACGACGACGTCACCTCGATGACCGACCCCTTCGAGTCTGCAGTGCCGATGTGGGCCGACGACATCGATCTCTTTTCCGACACCGCGGCTATGCACGACCTGGCGACGGCGCTGGATTTCATGACCGATGAGCAGGCGGGGCTGCTGCGCCTGCTGGAGGCCCATCAGGACCTGCCCAGCGCTGCAAAGGCGTCAGGGCTATCGAGCGCCACCTTTTACCGCCGCGTCGCGGACCTGCAGATGCACCTGCGGATGTTCGGCATCAAGACCGCCGCCTGACCGCGACGGGGGTGGCTGAGAAAACCAGCCCCCTCGCTCGGTAAGAACCTTCAACGAATGCAAACGCCGCGCCCGGCTCCGGGCAGCGGTGATGGATCAACTCACGCCTGGAGATCGAATGTTGCCCACCCATGACCTGATTGCTACGTCGCGCAGCCACCTCGGGCTCAGCGTCGATGTTGGTCGCACCGCGCTGCGGTCCGTGTACGTCCCGCCGGTTCCGCTCACCGAACCCGCCTTTTGTGACTGGATCGCCAATGCCATGGTCGGCCAGTCCATTGAATACCACTCCGGCTTCCTGCTGCTGGATCGCTCCGAGGCTGCCAGCGCTTTGCCTACCAAGGAGCGTGCCCGCCTGCATGCCATCGCACGGCGCGCCTGGATCGCCTGCGAGCTTGGGTTAGTGCATCTCTTCAGCCTGAAAGTCGCTGACGGCCAATACCGCTACATCGCGGTTCGCTCGAAATGCGCCCTCACGCCCTCCGAAATCCGCAACCGCCTGCGCAAGCCGGGGGCTGCCTCTGCCGTTTCCACCACCCCCGCATCCCACTGAACGAGAACCCCATGAAACCTGAACTTGATGTCCTCGACGAGGTTGGCCAGCTCTACATGGCCGAACTCGAAGGTCTGCCGCTGGTTGAACTCGACCGATTGATTCGTCGTGTCTCCAGCGCCAAGGAGACCGCCCGCCAGTACGAGCAGTTCCTCCAGGCGGTCCTGAACCACCGCTACAGCCTTCGCGCGCAGCAGCTGCGCCAGGACGCTGGTAAGGCCACCGGCACCGTGCGGTTCGAGGACGACGGGTACACGGTCGTCGCCGACCTGCCGAAGCGTCCGGAGTACGACCAGAAGAAGCTCAAGGACGCGGTCGAGGCGCTGCGCAAGTGGGGCGAGAACCCCGATGACTACGTCAGCGTCGAGATCAAGGTCTCCGAAGCGAAGTACGGAGCGTGGCCGCCTGCGGTCCGCAAGCTGTTCGAGCCGGCGCGCACGGTGAAGACCGGCAAGCCGCTCTACAAGCTGGAGCGCATCGACGCCGGTCAGATGCCCCCCGCTGCCAATGACAGCAACTTCGGGGAGGCGTCCTGATGGCCATCACCCTTGCACAGCTGAACCGGGCCGGTGCGCCCAAGCCCCCGCGCATCCTGATCCACGGCGTGGCCGGCGTCGGCAAGACCACCTTCACGGCTGAGGCCAACAAGCCAGTGTTCGTCCAGACCGAGGATGGCCTCGGCACGTTGCCGGCCGCGCACTTCCCACTGGCCCGGACCTACGAGGAGGTCATCGAGGCGCTGGCCGCGCTTTATACCGAGCCGCACGACTTCGCCACGGTCGTCGTCGACAGCGTCGACTGGTTGGAGCCCCTGGTCTGGGCCAAGGCGTGCCGCGACAACGGTTGGAACTCGATCGAGGACGCCGGTTACGGCAAGGGCTACGTCGCCTGCCTGGGCCTGTGGCGCCAGTACGTCGACGGGCTCAACGCGCTGCGCGACGACCGGGGCATGACCGTGGTGCAGATCGCGCACACGGACATCAAGCGGTTCGACAGCCCCGAGCACGACCCTTACGACCGCTACGTCATCAAGTTGCACGCCCGCGCGGCCGCTCTCCTGCAGGAGCACTCGGACGTGGTGCTGTTCGCCAACTACCGGATCAGCACCGTCAAGGCCGACGTCGGCTTCAACAAGAAGATCAGTCGCGCGGTCGGCTCCGGTGAACGCGTCATCCACACCGGCGAGAGGCCGGCGTTCCTCGCCAAGAACCGCTACGGCCTGCCCGACACGCTGCCCCTGGAATGGTCTGCCTTCGCGCAGGCGATGCCTGAGGCCCTGCAACCCATGCTCACCCCGTCCGCAACCCCCGCCAGCCGCACCTGAAACAGGAGATCACACCATGGCTTCATTCGGTCAAACCTTCGACGCTTCCTCCATCGAGCCCAGCAATGGCTACGACGTCCTGCCACCCGGCAAATACCTCGCCCAGATCGTTGCCAGCGAGATGCGGGTCACCAAGGACGGCCTTGGACAGTACCTGTACCTGGAGGTCGACATCCTTGATGGCCAGTACGCCGGCCGCAAGCTGTTCGACCGCCTGAATCTCATCAACGCCAATCCCGACGCGGTTCAGATCGCGCAGCGCACGCTGTCGTCCATCTGCCGGGCGGTCGGCAAGCTGCAGGTCAGCAACTCCGAGCAGTTGCACCTGATCCCGCTGATCGCCGACGTGCGGGTGCGTCCGCCCAAGGGCATGTACGGCGAGTCGAACTCGATTCGCTACCTGCCGCGCAATGCCTCCCCGGCGCCTACGCCTGCTGTGACGGCGCCGACCGCACCGATCGCGGCCCGCCCCGTGACCGCAGCGCCCACCAGCACGCCGGCCGCCAACGGCCTGCCCTGGAAGCGTCAGGCCTGAACGAGGAACCCGCATGCACGAGCACGCTCAACAGGCGGCGGTGATCCGGCTGCCCGACACGGCGCAAGGCTGCCGCGATCGCCTGGCCGTGCTGCAAGACGAGATCGCGTCGATCCGCATCCAGATCGCCACGACCGACATCCGGCGCCAGGTCGAGAAGAAGTCGCTCGACCCGACCTGGTACCACCGCGCCAAGACCGCGCTGCGCTTGAAGCAGCAGGAGCTGGCGCAGGTGTCGGCGCGGCTCGGTCAGCTCAGCACTGGCAGCGGTGCTGTGCGTCGGGACCGGTTCAAGGACGCGCTGATCGAGGTCTTGCGCGCCGACTGCGACGACGAACGGTGGGCGCAAGCCCTGAGCCGTGCGCGGCAACTCCAGGCTTCCGAGGAGGACGTGCATGGCTGAATTGCCGACCACCACCAGCGCGACGCGCGAGGCGATCTTTTCGGCGTACGAGGCGGACGCCGGCGACGGTTTTCGCAGCCACTTGGGTGCCTCGCTGATCGGCAAGGACTGCGAACGGGCGCTGTGGTTCGACTTCCGCTGGACCGGACGCGCCAAGCACGAAGGCCGGGTGCTGCGCTTGTTCGAGACCGGTCAGTTGGAGGAGGCGCGCCTGGTGCGCAACCTGCGCCGCGTCGGCGCCACGGTGCTGGAGGTCGATCCGGAGACGGGCCGCCAGATCCGTGTCCAGGCACACGGCGGCCATTTCGGCGGCTCGCTCGACGGCGTCGCCATCAACTTGCCGGAGGCACCGAAGTCTTGGCACGTGCTCGAGTTCAAGACGCACTCGGCCAAGAGCTTTAACGACCTCGTCGCCAAGCGGGTGCGAGACAGCAAGCCGCAGCACTACGCCCAGATGCAGATCTACATGCACCTGACCGGCATTTCGCGGGCGATGTACCTCGCGGTCTGCAAGGACACGGACGACCTGTACGTCGAGCGGATTGCTGTGGATCCGGTGTTTGCCGAGGGTCTGCTGGAGAAGGCGCGGCGGGCGATCTTCGCTGCGACGCCGCCCGCGCGGATCAGCGAGGACCCCACGTGGTTCCAGTGCCGCTTCTGCGACCACGCGCCGCTGTGCCACGGGGACGACACCACGCCCGTCGCCCCGGAAATCAACTGCCGCACCTGCCTGCACTCGACGCCTGTTGAGGGCGGGTGGCACTGCGCCCGGCACGACCGGCCACTGAGTGACACCGACCAGCGGGCCGGCTGCGCGCAGCACCTGTTTCTTCCGCCGCTGGTGCCGGGGCGGCAAGTCGACGCCGGCCAGGACTGGGTCGAGTACGAGTTCGCCAGTGGGAATCGCTGGCGCGACACCGGTATGAACAAGTACGCCACCACGATTTAAGGAGCCCCACCATGACCCTCACGCTGCGGCCGTACCAAAGCGCCGCCATCCAAGGTATCTACAACTACTTCCACGACGACACCGGTAACCCGCTGGTCGTCATCCCGACCGCCGGCGGCAAGTCGCTGGTCATGGCGACCTTCGTCGAAGGGGTGCTCAAGGCCTATCCGGACCAGCGCATCCTGATCGTCACCCAT